CTGTCATTGCTATACCTTTCTTGATAAAGAAATAGGGAGGAGTGAACCCCTCCCCATATATAAACTACGAAATTGTGCAATATACACGACCAACCATTTCAGGGTAAATTACTTTACCACCGTAGAAATAGAGAGCCATAATACCGTTAGCAAACTTACCTTGTGAAGTCAATCTAACTCTTTCAAGTTTAGAAACCTTCATTGCGAAAGTAGCCGCTTCGTTAGAAGTAATTGCAATCAAAGTGTAAACACCAGCAGTAGCAGCCATCTTAGTAGAAGGAATAATGTTAAATCCTGCGTATTCTCCTAAAGAGTCACCAGTTCTAACGACTTTATCACCAAGAGAGGTAGATTTGTCTTTAGCTTCGGGTGATTTTCTAACCGCAGATACAAACTTAGTTGGAACTACGATTGATGGAAGTTTACCATTAGGAAGTGTATTAGTATCTGTCAATACTTGTGAATAATCAACAAGAGTGTCATATACGTTAGTCTTAGTAATGGCAATAGGTGTACCGCTAGAACCAAGGTCGTTAGCCGCAGAAGCACCTGCAACGAATAATGCTTCTACATAGTCATCAATAGTAATTGCTAGTGATTTAGCCGCTTCTTCTACATACTTTTCAAGAATATTAATATCCATATCGGCAACGTCTAAATCGTCAATCTTGATTGCCCAAGTTTTTTGTTGGTCAATTGTGAATGTGATTTTAGAGTCTGTCATATCCTCGAATGTAACTGTTCCGTTACGTTCATAGTTTTGGATAGTAGGTCTTCCAATTTTTCTGATGTGTACTGTGTCCAAGTGTCCTTTAATAGTGGACTCATACTTGAAGTTCACGAGTGATTTGAATACTCTGTTAGCATCAAAGTGTCTTAACAACTCTTTGACCCAAGCTTCGGGTACTAGGTTTGTAAATTGATTTGTACCTGAAAACTGGGATGCCGCTAAACGAGCAGGGTTAGTTGTTCCCATTTAGGTTTCTCCTTTCATTTGTAGTTAAAACTACTACTTAACACCAAACATACCGTTCGATACTTCTTGCTTTAAGAAGTAGTTACGAACTTCTGCATTTTCGTTCCATACTTTATCAGGAACTTGACTGACGGAAGTATAGGGGATACCTCCTTTACGTGGGGAACTTGCCCCTTTTTTAGCTTGTGGATTTGAAACTTGCTTTTTCAAGTTATTAGTTTTTTGATTTTCTGTAGCTTGTTTAGAAGCCGCTAAACCAGCTTTGTATGCTTCATCAGCAATTTTCTTACCTAATGATAAGTATTTCATTGAACGCTCTGTATCTACGATATTACCATCAGAGATAATGTCTGTTAGCAACACTTTAGCCGCTTCTTGAATTACAGGATTTTGTAATACTTCTTCATTTTGAGTAATGAAATTCTCTACAATAGCATAATTGGTTTTGTTATATGTTTCAGAAGCGTGTTTTTCTCTGATACCTTTAAGTTCAGATTTGTATTGCCCAAATTCAAAGTTTGCTTGTGCTTCTGTCATTTGACCACTATCAACAGCCGCTTGAAGATGTGCTTTAGCTTCTTTAGTTCTAACTTCAATAGCTTCATCTAATGAGTTTAGTTGTTTGTGGTACTGTGCTACATAACTATCGTCATAACCTTCTTCTTTCAATAGGTTTTTAACCCCATCAAGTTCAGATTTGGTTTTCTCTTTAGCAGTTGTTTCAGCTTTTCTAGCTTCATCAATAGCTTCCAATGTTTCTTTTAATGTATCACGTCTTAATTCTTTTGGTATATTAGACAGGTCAATGTCATCTAAGATAAACGGTTCTTCTTCATCAGTTTCTTCCGTATCTACATCATCAACTACTTCGTCTAGGTCTTCACCTTCATCTTCAACTTCGTCATCTTGATAGTTACCTTCTTTACCAAAATCTTCATTCAATCCATATTTACTTGCATCAAATTCAGGTAATCCTGATTTATCCGCTAATGTTGGTGTGGATGGTTCTGATGGTTCTGCTGGTATATTTAGTTCATCTGACATAAATTAACTCCTTTGTTGTGTATCATAAAAATCTAATCCCAATTTATTGTCTTTATTAACGCTTAATATTTTGCAACCGTTGAAATTAAGAAATCTATGAAATTCTTTCTTCACAAACCTACAATACATAAGGTTCTGATGTGAATTATCGGCATCATCATAATATTTCCAATCTTCATCAAGGTCTAACCCACAAGTTATTATGCGTTTTGCACCTTTTGATATGGCATATATTATAGCGAACGTTCCTGAATTAGAGGTCGTTTCACCGCATTTTTCATATATCTGTAAGTTGGGGTCTGCTCTAAGCACCCTTTCGTAATTAGCACAAGATGTTACTATTTTTCTATCTCTTGCGTTAGGATTTGCTACATATGGGTAACTATCAAGCATAGCCCAATAGGTAGAGTCGAAATCTCTTACTGCGTTATTAACACATATAGAATTGCTCCACCCATTGAAATGCTCTTTAAGTTCCTCTATTTGTCCTTTGATAGAAGCACCTGTACAGAATACCACCCACGTATCATTATTGGGTTGGTTCATCTGTTGTTGCTCCTACTTCTGTATTTGCCCATCTTTCGACTTCATCAAATAGTCCTTTACGTGCTGTCATAAAGTTATTAACTTTCATACACACCGCAGGGTCTTGTGATAATTGAAGTCTTGAATAGTCTAAGTCTTTAATAAAGACTCGAAGTTCCTGCCATATCGGGTTGCTGTACAGTTCCCACATTTTGCTCTGCCATTCCTGGGCTTTGCTCAACTGGCTGTCCACTATCGTCATTTGGGGTTGGTTGTCCTGGTTGTCCATTTGGTTGTCCTCCTTGTGCTTGTGCTTGTTGTTGCATCATCATTTGTTGGATAACCTGTTGTAACATTCCGCTATCTACGAACTCTTGCTTCATTTGTTGTAGCATTTGAGGTGGCATAGGTTTTGGACTCATTTTCTGTATTGCTTCGTCAATAGGGTCAGCTTCAAGAACTTGGTCAGCATCATCAATATTCATTTTATTAAATATCAATTTAACTAATCCACCGTAGTTAAAGTTGGCTTTGTCACCAAATTGAGTAATCATAGCAATTAATTTTTGCATTTTAGCTTCCATTTCAACAACGGATTGGCTATCACCATAATCATATTCGTAATCACCCTGACGAATTTCAGGTGTAATTGTATCGAATTGAGTTTGTCCGTTTTGTTTGCCCATATTGATTTGCTTTTCTTCAAAGTCTGTATTAGCTTGTAGAGCGGCAATATTTTCTATAGTTGGAATTGTCCATTCATTATTAATTATATTGATTGTCATTGATAATCTAGTGTTTTGTCCAGTTACAGTAGCAGAAGTTTCTGTGGCTGTTCTTGAACGACTGTCTTGACTTCCTACCATATACTTAAATCCACCAGTAGATGCTTCAATCTTAGACTCCATAAGAGTTAAGAACTCAAATCCTACTAATCCATCTTTAAAGGTATATGGGGTTGGTTGTCTAGCACCATTATTGTAAATATCATTATACTCAATTATCTTACCAGGGTATAAGGCTACACGGTCTTGTGTAAACATATCCATTGGAGCAAGCATTGGAGGGTTTAAAGTTAATTTTAAACCTCTGATTTGCCCATTCAATATTTGAGAAGATACTTGGTTAATAGGTACAGCAACTAATAGAGGACTTCTTCCACGTTTAGAAGAAGGGTCAGGCATATGCTGTGTCATTGCAAATGGATTTCTAATATAAGGGTTGGGTTCAAGTCTTGCTAAGAATGTATCAGCTACAATAGTTGCTACATAGTTTTTAAGAACTGTTCCGTCAGCTAACTTAATATCACCCCAAACTTCAAGAATTACTACTTGGTTTCCAAGTATTCCTGATGTTGCATCTGTGTATTTCTTTTCAGTATTAAGGTCTTCATCATTATTGGCAATGCTGAGTACAAAATCCTTTTGGTCTTGTGCCAATAACGAGTAATCCTCATTTGCCACAATGTCATAAGGAGAAGATAGTGAATATGTAATTTTATTACAACTATCCCAATTATGTATCTCATTTTTGTCGAAAGCGAAGTTAAGTGGGTCAATCGAAGCCACCTTTGCACCGTCAAAAACAATTTTTGGCACATTTGTTACCTTCTTTATCTTGTTTGTTCCCAAACTTTGCCCTGTTGCTGGGTCAATTAATGGTTCTTCCATATCGACTTTTCTACGAGTCATTTCGACTCTAGTTTCCCAATATGTGAACGAAATCATTTCACCTTTAGTCAAATATTCGTGCAAAGACTGTTCTACAGTCTTAGAGAAATTCATCTTTTTCATAGCATCTTTGATGTTTGCCTTTTGTAAGGCTGAATTAGCTTGACTTTCTTGGTTTTTGCCCTGCACGTTAAATGTCATATCACTATTTTGAAAATTAGATTTAATAATAGCCGCTTTTAACGTATTATATTGCTCATAAATTTGAGGTAACAAGACTGTTTCATCATTTGTTCTCTCATTATGAGTAGTATCAATAAAAATAGCTTCTTCAATCTGTGTATACTGCTCTCTTTGGCTATTTCTGTCATTATCCCAATTTTTATAATTATTGGTGACTTGATTTACCAGTTCCGCAGACTGTTCTTCACTAGGAGAAAATTCTTCGTCATTTTTATAAACAAATGTTGACATTAATCCTCCTTATATGGTGTTAGTTTTAAAAAATATCTAATCCACATTTCGCACTTGTAGCACTCAAAATGAAAGTTAGAGTACGTTTTTTTAGCCATTTTACAAATACCTACCAATCCAAATACTAAAGTACAAAGGAATGTTAGGGGGTATAATATAATATATTTCATTATTCAAAATCTCCAACTAAGTTAAATCTACTATCAGTACGTCTTGGTATATTTACTTCTTTCTTAGGGCTTGTTTCAATAACAATAGGGTAATAATACTCTACTAAGTATGAAGCACCATCAAAAACGTGTGGGTCAAATTTAAGACTAGCATCTTTACGAATATCTGCTCGTGAAGGTTCATTGATAGTGTTATCACCAGGGTTAAACTTCAAGTTTTCAATACTGTGTATTAGTCTAGGTGTTAATGAACGGTAAACACCATCTTCATATACAGCATTAAAATACATAGAGTATTCACCATATGTATTACACATCTTAGCATTCCAAGCATTTATTCTTTGAATAATATCAGGGTTTTTAGCGTGTTTTTCAGGATATGGTTTAGCACTATATCCATTTGCTCTTAACAAATTAAGCATAATCGCATAGTTATCACCTTGGAGAGCAGAAGTGGATTTATTACCACCCGAAGCATCACCGTTTATAATGATATTCTTGTATTGATGTGCAGGATATTTTCTTATGAACTGCATCATACAAAGTTCTGTGTTAGTATGCTCTTGAATTATCTCGTCTAAAAAGTAGATATTCCCATCATAATGCTGTGCAATAAACCAGCAGTTAGGGTCTACGTTGAAGTCACAAGTAATATGAAGTGGATAGTTAGGGTTATAAGCTAAAGGAACAATTTGTTTCTCTCTACTAAATCCTTTTGATACCAAACCACTTGTGTAATCACCAAACTCACCCATTACCATTATACGGTACATTTCAGGGTCGAACGTAGCTTTCATATTAGCAATGTAGGAGTCGTCGTTGTGGAAGTTCTGTATAGTTGGTGCAAGTACCAATCTATAACATACTCTTATTTTCTTTCCTTCGACTTCTTCCTCGATTACCTTGCGTATATACCGAGTCACTCCTGTATGACCATTTACATTGAAGTCTTCTGATGTATCAGAATAATCAACAGTTTGTCTTGTCTTCTCGACAAAGTGTTTCCAAATCCAGCCTTTATTAGCTTCGGGGTTGGTATGACAAAATAGTCTTCGTCTAGGTAGTTTAGCACCACCTTTTAATTCACTTTGTCTCAAACGACCTAATAACTCTAAAAAAGAGGTTTCAGTCAAGTCAGATGCTTCTTCTATTTCGATAAATCCAACTTCTAATGAACGTAGTTTTTCAGGTTCAGCACATTGTCTAAAGTAGACAGTAGAACCGTTTTTAAATTTTAATATCTTATCGGTTATATTATAAGTCCAATGTTTCCACTCTAGCATACCAGCATCATCTAAATGTTTCTTCCACATTTCTAATGTGGTATCAATTAACTTTGGGTATGTCTGTGCAACAACTAGACCTTTAATACCAGGGAACATAATGCAAAGCATAACACCTAACAAAGCACCTGCGTAAGTTTTACCTGAACCAAATCCACCTTGATATATAGACACATCAAGTGGTAAATCGTGGTCAATAGCTAAAAACTTTTGTTGTGTGGGTAGTAATACGTGTGTCTTGTGCATTGTAAGTTCCTTTACAAAATATTTATTTCTTTATCAGTGTAGATATTAATAGAAGGTTGAGCATCCTCTGCACCACCATCTTTACCCACTTGTGTAAGAATATCATTTATAAGTCTTAATGCCGCAATCCTATCAGGAACTTTAACAGACACATTAAGAGTCTTACGTGCTTCTTCAAGCACAAAATCTCTAGTTATTTTTACACGTTCAATAGTCTTTTCAATTTCAGCATTAATATAAGCAATAACTTCTGCATTTTCTAACCAATCTTCACCAACCTTTTTAGCAAACTTTGGTGCTACACCAGCCGCAATAGCCGCTAGTTCAGGTGCTTTGTTTGGATTAACTGCTTTTTTATTGATTAACTCCTGTGCGTACTTCCGCATCTGTGGTGTTAACATTTGATGCCTCCTTACCTAATGCTTTAATTTCACGTTTCTTATATGCGAACAATATGTTTCTAACATCTTTAACAGTCAATTTAGCATTATAAAATACACAGCCAATACATTTCTTATCGTCTAAAGTGACGATATAATTAATCTTATTTCCATCTTTAGGAGAATAAGTTACGCTAGTAACTCCTTTTTCACCATAAAGTTTAATTAGTATTTTCTGTACTATTAGCATTAACTGTATCTTGTTCATTTTGCTTCATTTCCTTAAATTCTAAGACTGCTTTTTCATAGGCTACCTTTTGTGTCAATTTAGGTTTTGCTTTTTTAATAGCCTTTGCCATAATAGCAATTTGACAAGCATCCTTCTTTTGATTGGTATCTAAGAAACGTACAAACTTCTTGGCTAGAGTATATATATCTCTGTTGCCATAGCTTTCATCTAAATCTATAAAACACTTAAATTCACCGTGGAATAATTTACGAGCAGACATACACGTATTATACTTACCAATTTCAGGTTCAGTTAATAGTGGAGTCCTTACCGCAAATGACGGTACATCAAGTTTTCTTTGTATAATGAACTTACCGATATAATCGTTTAAGTCCTCTTGCATATCTGCAAGCCTTTGTTCTGATACAGTCATAATCACCTCATAAAAAAAAGGCAATGACCATTGGTAATCGTTAGACCACACGTTAGATACATTGCCTGTTGTTAGAACAAAATAATTGGATAATCTACGTATAGATTTATCCCTCTACAATACATTATAACATAAGAAATCAATAATGCAAGATAAGTTTTGTAACAGTTTTTAGGTGTAAAAACTTGAATTTTTAAATATGTGTGTTACAATGTAAGTAAGAAAGGAGTTAGTTATGGAAGAAGATTTTAATTATGATGCTTCCTTATTCTGTATTCATTGCGAATGTATCGTTAGTGCAAACGAAGTAGAATATACGGACAAAGGTATTCTTTGCCCAATCTGTAAGGAGGACATATGTGTATAGAAAAAGTTATAGCCATCAGTGATTGGCATATACCTTATCACGACGTGGATGCAACTAAGAAGATGTTAAAGTTATTAGAGTATGAACAACCTGACGAATTAATTCTTGTAGGAAATATGAACGATTGTTCTATGTTCTCTGCTCACCCTAAGAAAAAGGAAGTAGCTCTAGCATTTAAAACTGCAAGAGAAGAACGTGAAGAATGGTTTAAGATGGCTACGAAACTACGTAAGGCTTTACCTAATGCTAAGATAGTTTACGTTGGTTCTGACTGTCACGAGGGATGGATTGAAATGGCAGCAAGTTTAAACTCCGTTACTATTGATGACCCTCAATATGAAATACAGAATTGGTTTAAATTAGCTGACTATGATATTGAATTTGAAAGAGAATTTTATGATAAGAACGGATTTATTTTTACACACGGTGTCAAGGCTAGGTCTGAAAGTGGAGCATCTGCAAGAGTTGAACACACTAATTGGGGAACGAACGGAGCTTCTGCCCATACTCACAGATTGGGTGCATACTATCATACAACTAGAGGCATCCCTAATGTATGGTTCGAGATTGGATGTATGTGTAGAAGAAAATGCTGGTATAAACTTAAAGGAAACACATCAATGATGAACTGGCAACAAGGGTTCTTATCAATGACTTTTGAGAATGAAGTTTTTAGTGGACAACTAATTCCTATTCTTCGTAACTCAAAAGATGAACCTTTAATCTTCTTTAATGGAAAGAAGTATTAGTATGTGTCAATTTAAAGAACCACTAAAATTATTCCCTAATGACAATTGGTGTAAAAGATATTGGTGTATGTGTTATACTGATTGTGATTATAAAAAGTTACTGTACGGTAACAAAAACAGAAAAAGTGTGTAGTTTTTATGTAAAATTTCCCGTTCGGGAAGAAAGTGAGAACAAAAAAAGTAGAATAAAATAGTTAGTGTTATAAATAGCATAATCATACTTATGAAAGGAGTATACTATGGAAACAAAATTTAGAGAAACAGTAACAGCAGATTTAAAAGAAGCAGTGAAAAAATTAATTTCTATCTGCACTGATGGATTGTCTGAACCAGGTGTTATGGGTGAAATTGCCCTAGGACTCCAAATCATTGAGTCACTAGAAAGTGAAGATATTACGCAAGAGCAATTAGAAACTGGTATTCAGATTATGGAAAATGCTTATACAGATATTTCAACTGGAACAAATGTGCAAGGATTTCCTACAGTAGAAGACCCTACCCCTGAAATCAGAGAAGTTGATGCAAACAACGCTTCATTTTCTGAACCGATAGATGAAGCATCTGACGAGCCACAAACTATCGACTTGGATAACGTAGATAGTAATGGATTTGTTAAGGCTTAATTAAAGTCAATACGCTTAGAGTAGTCAGCATCCTACAAGATGCTGACTATTTTTATGCTGTTCAAATGAAATTGGAATATGAGCGAGTTGGTTACTGTCGAGTGTGAGCGAGTGAGTACCGATTAGACTATGATGCAGTACGAACGAGCCGAATTTTTCCCTCCCTACGCTGTATCCTTCTAGTAGAGCGTATCTTAGAGGAAAATGTGTATGTGGTGCTTAACATAACTTAATATATATTGAGTTTATTTTTCATTTTTTATACTCCTTTGCGTGATGGATACCACCCCATGAAGACCCCTCCCCCCTCATAAAATTGGGTGTGTGGGGGGTATAATTAATGCGTGTGAAAGTATATGCCTATTGTATATCATTTGGTATATAAAAAGTATATATTGTGTGTATATCAGAGAGTATATAAAGACAGACATAACACCTACATATATTATGTATATGCATATGTATATCATAGGGTATATCATTAGTATATCTTGACTTACATTTAAGTATGTACTATAATATCGCACGTGCGTACGCACGATAATTATATACACTTCTTTGGAGTGGATGTATAATTGCGTCATAACTGCGTTACAAGCGTATGAATAGTATTCAATAGTGTAATTATACGTTATGTAATTAGAATATATAATGAGAGTATGAATTGCCAAGACGATTGCTATCACTTGGTTTAAGACTAATTGCTAGTATGTTTTAGCGTAATATTGCAATTATACACATCACTCAATTATCATATATTAAGACTCACTAATCACGCTATAAGTGTGTTTCAGCCTTATTACGTAAAGTTATGTAATACTTTTAGAGGATACATTGATTTAACCATTTGACTTTAAAAAATATATGAATTATGATGTGAGTATGTAGATAAATAGGAGAATAAAAAATGACTTACAAAGAAGCTTTACAAGAAATAAACAAAATAATAAATAATCCATTAGATATATATGACGATATAGAAATGATTAAGAATATTATAAATAAATCATTATTTAAAATGTAATAACTTACTGATGAGCTGGTGAAATTCAAGCGAAACGAGTGTCACACTCGTATAGGTATCAAAATTTGACTTAATAAAATAAGTATGTAATAATGATATTATGCAATTATCGAGTTGCACTTAATAATGATAACTTAATAGGATTGATGGACTGCATAGAAAGCAGGATAAAAAACAAAATTAAATCGTCAATTTGACAAGTTAAAAAAAGTGTAGTAAGATGTAAGTATCAAAACAAAACAGTCGTTTATCGGACTTTAAAACGACTGGTATAATAAAATATACCGCAAAAATAAGATTAAACTGAATAAAGCGTTTGAGTGGTCGTCTAAACACTCCGTCAAACTGGTATCGCACGGTCTTTTTGTGAACCTACGGTAACTTTTGGGTGCTAAAATGTGAAGTCAATGGTTAGTAACATTCCCTATGTAATACAATCGGGTAAATTGTAATGCAATATAATGTGTAATCCTAATTATAGTAACATAAATAAGCCTAATATAGTTGCTGTACTAATACAAGGGATAGAGTATAGTAGCTAAATCGCTGTGCATCAGACGTTATGAGTATTGTGTCATATAGTGATATATGGTGAGCAATGCGAGGATACCAACGTAGAAGCAGTATCGTGGATTAAGTAGGTGACTTTCAACAGGTTTCAGAGTGACTTAATCAGCATAAAATCACACGATAAATCAAGGTGAGCGTAAATAAAAGCTACGCAATGGGTGGAGATTAGCAGTCAAATCCCATTGTGATAAACAAAATAAAGGAATTAGCCTTATGTAGTGATACATAGGGCTTTTGCCTTTATTGGAGTATATGAGCAACATAACAGATGATGTTGAAATTTGCTAGTAAAAAGTATAACTATGGTTGAAATTGAAGTTAATTGAGTAAACTAGAGGCTGTTGAGTTGATATATTCCAATAAGGGCAATAGTTATGATAAAAGGAGCAAAATATATTATGGAACAACATATAGCA